CCGATACAATTGCGGGTGAAATCGACCTTCGAAGCCTCGAGGGTGGATGCCTTCTGCGGGCAGATGTGAGGATTGCTCGAAATCGCCCGTACTCTAGGGATGGCCCGGGGCTTTGTCAAGTCTTTTCTACTTGGGGGGCCAGAAAGGCCAGGTATTTAGGGGGTGTCGGGTTGCAAAAGGTGCCTTTTGATAGCACAGGACGCAACCCCCGCGCAACCAGAATTCTGCGGAGTCGGTGACGCGACAGCACAATCCGACCGAGCCGCCCATCCCCGGTTCCCACGCTATAACCTCGACCTCTCCCCGGCACTCAGGTTCTTCCATGGTGCTCACGACCGCTCACACGCGCTCACCGAGGACGATATTGCTATCACCCCACCCCAAGGGCACTTGATATTAATATCCCAGGAGGTCCCATGCTGACCATCATCCTCGTCGCCCTCGTCGCCTTCACCCTTGGCATCGTCTTCGCGTGCCTCCTGGCCGCAGACAAGGGCAGTGCCGACTGACCATGGCCCATACCCACGTAGCCCTCGCACGCCGATCGTGCCTTGCCGCCCCCCTGGGCGCAGCGAGGCAGGGGAAATGGAGGCTCGGATGAACCCGATCACGAAATGGCTCCTCGTCCTCCTCACCGCAGCGGTCCTGCTCCTCGCCCTCCGGCCGGGGCTGGGCTGGTCCCCCCGGTACCAGATTCAACACGCGACCGGGAGCCTCCCCCTGATCTTCGACACCTACACCGGGCGCACCTGGCACCCGGTGGCGCCTGATCTAACCCGGGGGAGGCTCGTCTTTCGAGAGGCCGTCCTGCAGCCGCCCCCGTCGAAGCCGTGGGACTTGGAGCTCGCCCCCGTGGATTGACCCCCACGGCGGAATGGCGTAGCATCGCCCCATCCCTCGGCCTACCGCATTCAGGAGGACGCCATGGCAGAGAGAACCCCGACACACCCCGCGCAGGCCTCCAGAGAACTCCTCATCTCAACAACCACCCTGTTCCAGGATGAAGGGCAGACCCTCCGCATCGGCCGCCAGCTCGTCGACCTCGGTACCGACCGCCACAACCTGCTCGCCCTCCTCAGCTACCTTGCCCTGATGAGCCCGACGCACGACCGGAAAGGCCACAGACGGATGCACGCCCTCGTGGCCCTGGCCCACGAGGTGGACGCGGCCCTGCCCGACCTGACCCGGAATCTCTGGGCGCCGATACCCACGATCCGGGAGATTCTGCAGCGGGCGCGGCAACGACAACGAGAGCGTATGGAGCACTTCAAGGGCGCATCCGAAGCCGACCTCGTGAAGGCCCTGGCCTTCGAGATCAAGCGCGGGACCAAGCGGCCCCACTGGGAGTTGCTGAGCGCCCTCCTCCATGCCGCGATGCCGAAACGCTTCCCGGCGGGCACCAGTGCCGAAGCCCTCAAGGAGCGGTGCCGCGGATACGAGTCCCCCCGCATCCGCGCCCTCCACCGACGGATCCTCCAGAGCGTAGTGATCACCCGCCCTCGCCGGTAACCTCTCCCCCAGCCGCCACCAAAAGCCGTCCAGCGTAAGGTTTCGGTCAACATTCGCGCCGAAACCTTGCTTTACTCCCCGCGTAATCTACATATCCTGAGAGCGTCCAGAGCAACCGGAACCCTTTTCGAGGGAGGCTGCACATGAGCTTGCACACCCCAGCCGAGGTCGCACGACGACTCCGGGTCACCCCTGCCGCCATTCGCATCGGCGTCAATCGCGGCCACATCCCAGCCATCAGATTGGGGCGCCACATCCGGATCCACAGCGAGACCATCGACGCCATCGAACGGGGCGGCCTCAGCGATCTCACGCGAAAGCGCGAGCGTCCGCAGTGAGCACCGACGCACAGCCCCGGCCTTCGACTCCCTCCTGGTCCTCGTGGCTCCCACCCGCCGAGTGGACCTGCCCGTCCTGTCTATTCGCGCTGATCACCCAGGACCCGGATCCTCGCTGTGAACGGTGTGGCTTCCGCGCGGGGTGCTGCTGATGGGTGAACCCCGCCCCCTCGAGATCGCTGACGCCTTCCGCGGCGTGAGCCGCTTGGGGGACCAGCAGTCTATCTCCCGGCGGCAGCTCTGGCAGGCGCAGAACTTCTGGGCCCCTGGCCGGGGCGTGGCCGAGACACGGCTAGGTTCTGCCCGGTTCAACAGCAGCGAGGTCAGCGGGGGGAAAGGGCGGAACATCGCCAGATACTACCCGTCAGGAGGCACGGCTCGCAAGATTGCGGCCTTCAACCTCGCTGGCGGTGACAAGCTCTACTACGGGACGGACGCGACAGGGGCATTGTCCGAGATCACTGGATCGACGTCCCTGAGTGCCAACAAGCAGTGGCTCTTCAGTCAGTTCTCAGGGAACTTCTACGCCGGGAACGCGACGGAGGCGGTCCAGAAGAGTGCCAATGGCACGACCCGGGCAGACATCGGCGGTAGTCCCGCCCCACCAGTGGCGTATCCCGGTCCGGTCTATCGAGGCCGACTGACCTTCTTCGGAAACGCCAGTTTCCCGAAGCGGTTCTATTACACGGACACGTTCACAGAAAACGTCCCAGCCGATAGTTACGTCACGATCGAGCATCCAGAGGATATCAGTGCGGGGGCCGTCTATGGCCGCGACGACGATCAGGGCGCCTTCGGGGATCTCGCCATCTTCACCCCCAGCAGTACCTGGATCGTCCGGGGCGACTTCAAGGACATAGCGGGAGGCTACAGCCTGGACCGGGTCACGGATCGGCTTGGGTGTCCGTCTCCTCTGGCGATGACGGACACCCCCTATGGGTTATTCGGCCTTGGCTACGACGCCACGACCGACTTCGTCGCCTTCATGATCCCGGTGGGCTACGGGCGGCCGGTGGTGGTCTCGGATGCGATTCGCAATCTCGAAACGATGCCGCGGGTCTACCGGAACCTTGCCAGTGCCGTCTATTTCGACGGCTGGGTGCGGATTGCCTTCGTGCCATCGGGACAGACCGTGCCCACGAAGGAGTGGTGGGCGGACCTGCGTGGGTACAATCCGAACAAGCCGGACTACGGCATCGAGTGGTGGGGACCGATGACGGGCAGGAATATCGGTGCCACGATGGTCCAGAGCGAGGGGAGTGACGCCAACGAGTTGATCGCGGTGGATGCCAATGCGGGGTACGTGAATACGCTCGACCCCGCCGACACCTGGAAGGACTTCGGGACGGCGTACACGGCCGTACTGGAAACGAAGTCCCTCGACGGCGGAAATCCGCTCTACGCCAAGACGTTCGCAGGCTTCATGGTCGGGGCCAAGCCGACGGCGGATGAGAATGTGCAGATCCGCGTCCTCCTCGATGATGCGGCCGCAGCGGCAACCGAGGTGGTCCCCATGGCCGTCAGTTCCCCCGTCGTCGGGGATGCGGCGGTTGTCGGCGACGAGACGATCGTCGGCGGTGCGCGGTTCGGGGAGTTTCTCCAGTATCTCGGCTCGCCCCTGTTCGGGCACCGCGTCAGCCTGGAGTTGACTTACAACGGCGGCAACCAACTTTTGGTGAAACGGTTAAGCGCCCTGGCGAGCGTCTCGCGACGGCTGAGGTTCTGAAGTGCCTCCGACTGAGCAGCTAGGTCCCCCAAGCGTGACTGCACTCGTGTGCCTTCGGTGTTCGAGCAAAGAACCACCTTGGCATCGGGTGACCTGGTTTTCCATCGGCGTCGGCGATGAGCTCCAGTTGCACCCGGTGGTGGATCCTCGCGGATTTTGCTTCACGTGCCGGGCGCCCTTCGACGGGCCATGGATTCATGTCGATGTCCAAAAGCGTATGACCGCCAGCCGCTTGGCGGCCATGAGGCAAGCCGCCGCCGAGTGGCGGTTCAGTGAAAAAGGAGGAAGGCTATGCCAGCCGATTTGACGGGTCTGACGCCGTATCGCCAGGCCAGTTCGAAGGTCCTCGAACAGTCTTTCGAGCCTGGGGGTGGCGTGCCGGAGGAGAAGCTCTTGCAAGAGTTCAGGCAGCGCATGTGGGGGACGGGAACCACTCCCGGCGTTGCCAGCGAGTTCGCCCGCAAGGGAATCAGGGAGCTGCAACCGGAATTCCAGTACGCATTCACCCGGGAGATGCGTGAGGCAGGGCAGAAGTTGGCAGATCAGTACGCGACCCGGCAGCGGGCCGCGATCGACACCGGCCGCACGACGGAGATGGTCGAACCCAACTTCCGGGCCGGACCAGAAGCGTCGGCGAGCGGATATTACGAGGGACTCCCGACCCTCGCACGGACGGAAGCGGAGACAAAAATCGCCTCGCTCAACGCGTGGATTGAGAACGAAAATCGGAAGCTCAGTGTCGAAAAAATGAAAGGCATTGGCGGCGCGATCGGTTCGGGCCTCGAGGCGCTGGGCATTCCAGGCATCGCCAGCGATGCGTTGCGAAGTTTGTTGGGCTTGCCCCCTCGTGGGGGATCGGGTGGCGGCGGAGCGGGTGGCGCCGCAGGCACAGCCCTTGGCGGCGTGGGCGCGGCCGCGAGCCTCGCACAACTGGCAGAGATGTTGGGCATCCCCCTCCCGTCCCTCCTGACCGCGTCCGGCATTCCAGCGAGCGCCATTCCGGGGTTGATTGAGTCAGGAAATGTGGTGACCGCCCTGAATTTGGGCGAAGAACTGGCGGGCTTGGGGGCTCCGGCTGCAGCCGGTGTCGGCGCGTCTCTCGGTCCCGCCGCACCATCCATCGAGGCCGGTCTGATCGAAATGCTGGGGCCGGAATTGGCAGCAAAACTTGGCTACGCGGCGGCTCCTATCGTGGCAGGGACGGGAACGGGAATCGCCCTCGGGGGAGCCGCTGGGGCAGAACTTCTGCCCATGGCGGCTGGGTCGCTGGGTGCAGAGGGGCTTGGGCTGAGCGGATTCTCGGCGGTCGCTGCCCCAGCCGCAGCCTTGGCGGTGCCGCTTATCGTGAAACAGATTATCGAATCCCTGAGCCTCGGCGGCAACTTCAAGCCCGCGTATGACACGGCGGCGAACAGCCTCGTGCCGAAGGTGGCGACGTATGAGGCACGACAACTTGGGACGGAGATTCTCGGGGGCGATCATCCGCTGGTGCGTGCGACAGGGTTTACCGGGAGCGGACAACTCCCCCCCATGGACATTCTGGCGTCTGCGGACATGATCGCCAGGAAGATCGGGCTGGATTCTGCGACGATCGCTCAGCAGGTGCCGATGTACAACCAATCCCGGCCCCAGGTGGCCGCGAAAGTTGCGGAGATCATGGTACGGGAGAACCGCTGGCCGACGCAGGAGGAGTTTTTGCAGGCAGCTCGGGATGTGGGAACTCCTCCGCCATCCCCATTCGCTCCGAACTCTGGTGCCGCTTATATGCCCGTGTGGAACGGGAGCCAGTGGGTGCAGTCCAGTCAGTATCCTGGTGGTGTGTTCGAGCCACGGTAGGAGAGCACAATGGGAAATTTTTGGAACGTTGGCGTGCCGAGCATCATCACGTCAGCTCTCGGCACGGCGGGCGAGCAGCGAAAACGCGCCGACGAGTTGGCCGAGCGGGAGGCCTTGAACCGCTACCGGGCGGAGACGCTCGGACTGGATCGGCTGAAGCTGGCAGAGTCCACGCGGCAGCACGATCTGCAGTACGGGCCGGTGACGATCGATGTGCCGGGCATCGGAAAGATCACTGGGGAAAAGTGGGCGATTCCGGCAATGATTCAGGCCGCCTCTGCGAGGGAGAAGGACATCTCACCGGAGGAGGTCACGGCCCTTTCGGGCTACCGAGAGCGGGCACTGATGCCTCCAGGGGGGACCATAAACCGTGGAGGCGTGCCCTGGGATCCTGCCCTTGAGGCGGAGGCGGCCAAGACCGCCATGGGCAGGACGCAGATCCTCCCACGGTCTACGGAGGGCATCTCCCCCATGACCGTGGATCTGCCGCAGACGAATGTGCCCCGCCAGTCGTTCGAGAAGATCATGACGGAGGCAGGCCAGCAGCGGAAAGAACAGGATCAGGAGCGGAAGCAGACCCTGCAGCGCATGGCCACGGCCCGGTATCGCCAGCTCTACTCGGTGGCGCGGGACAAGAACACCCCGCATTTCCTGGCCGATGCCTTCGCCATCTCGCAGGCCACCAAAGAATTCGGGATCGCCCCGGAGCGTGAGGCGTTTGTGGCCGCGCCGACAGAACGGCAACCCAAGATGGGCAGTTTCACGGACGAGGCGGGCAACCTGAATATCTACGGGCACGACGAGCAAGGGAATCTGCTCTTCAAGAAGCCGCTCGGCAAGGCCCGGACGAATGAGCCGCGATTCAACCTCGGCCAGTTCCGCGCCGACCTCGCCCAGCGGTCGCAGGGTCTCCAAGTGCAAGATCCGCAGGTGCAGCGAATGAGCCCGGCGCAGGCGCTCAAGACGTTGCGGGAGCTTGGACGCAGCGACTTCTTGACCAACGTGTTCACGGGCGGCCTGGGTGGCGGGCCTGCGGCAGGCGCACCAGGGAAGACCGCAGACCAGCAGGCCGACGAATTCCTGCAAGGCTTGGAGTAGTCAATGGCCGGCGTCCGCGACCTGTACAAGAACGAAGAGTTTCGCGGCCTCGCTCCCGAGGTGCGAAGCACGGTCTTCGACCGCCTGGCCGTGGACGACGCGGAATTTCAAGGACTGACTCCGGACGTGCAGGCGAAGGTGCGGGAGAAGCTTGGCATGACGGTGCCCGCAGGGCCGTCAGGCTCCACCTGGCGCGACCGCCTGTTCAAGACGGGGGCGGAGACCTTGGCGGATCCGAATGCCACGGGGATTGAGCGGTTTCTCGGGGGGGTGACCGAAGGGATGCGTGGTGCCGCTCGTGCCGCGGGCTCCAGCCCGGAGATCCCCACCAAGATCGCCGAGTACGCGACGCTCCCCTTCTCCGTCCCGTTCGCTGGCATCACGCGGGGGCTCGAGGAGGGGGGCGTCATCAGCCCACGGACGACGGAGCAGTTGGAAAAATCGCTGATCGGCGCGACGCCCGCCTTCATGGCCTTGCGGCCCAAGTCGGGCGAACGGCTCCGGTCTGCCGAGATCCCCGAGAGTATCCGACCTGTCGAACCCGTTCCCCCGCCGCGCCCGGCCGTCGCGAGGGAGGCTCCGGCTCCGCTGTCGGAACCTCCCGCCCCCTCCATCCCCGAACCGATCCTCCGCGCGATACAGCCGCGTCCGCCTCTGCTCACCGCTAAGGACGCCATCGCGCAAGAGCTCACCGGCCCCACGTTCGCCGTGGGCGATCCGGTGGAATTCATTCCCCGCCCCCATGCGGAACCGCTACGAGGCACGATCACGAATGTCAACGCCGACGGCAGCCTCAATCTCAGATCGCCGACGGGCGGCCTGTTCCAGCGCGTGGATCCCGCCAAGGTCACCACGCCGATTGAATCGGTGGGCACCAGCTCCCGGCGCATCGGGCGCCGTCTGAGTGTGAGCGAAGAGGACTGGAGCGTCTTGGACGAGGTGGAGCGGAGCCTCAAGGACGTGCAGGCCGAGCCGACCCTCGGACGGAAGTTCACGGTGGACCGCTCCATGGAATCTGCCGAGGCCGCGCCGTCCGCTCTGGAGGTCAAGGGCTACGCGACAGGCAAGCCGCCGTGGATGGAGATTGAGGGCAAGCCCGGGGAATACTACGGCTGGGACGAGACGTTGGAGGTCTTGGGCGACCTGAAAAAAGGGAAGTGGCCCACGAGCGCCCGACGGGAACGCATCGCTGAGGTGGCTATGGATGAGGTGAAACTCGGTGCCGCCGAGGCGAAAGGAAAAATCGGGTCGGCCATGGACGAGGCCCTGGGATCCGGGACGAGACCCGCTCCGCTCTCCGCCGAGGATGCCCCGGCGGCAGATTTCTTCCGCAGCGTGGACGAGCTGTCGGCCGCAGAGCAGGGACGGGGCCCCGTGCCGGAAGGTTATGTCCGGCTGTACCGCGGGGAAACGCCTCCGAGGACAGCAGAAGGGGCGGCCTCCATTGCAAACGCCCCATTCGAGCCACCCGAGTTCCGTGGCCGTTGGTTCACTGAGGACAGGAGCATCGCTGAGAGATACACGGGCGCGAAGTCGCAGCTCGTGTACGTTGACGTTCCACAGTCCGTTGCCGACGCCACGAGGGTCTCGAAACATCCCGAGGCGATCAAGGCTTCCTTCCAGCCCGAAACTGAGTATGTGTTGCCTGCGGAATGGGCACAGAAAACTCTCCCAGCAGTGAAGCCAGCCCCATCGGCCCCGCCAGCCATCGTGGATCCGATCCTCTCCTGGCCCGTGCACAAGCAGATCGTGGCCGCCGCCGAGGACCTGTTCACCACGGCGGGGATCAAGCGGGATCCTGGCCGGCTCATCAGCGACCAGATCATGGACCTCCTCGGTGAAGGCCGCCTGCGGCTCCCCGACCTGGACACCACATTGAAGGCGCACGGCGTCTCGTGGGTGGATATGGCAAACGGCCTCTTTCGTCCTGGTGTCCGAGATGCTGCTCGACGCCTCGGCTATCTCGGCAACCTGCAGAAGCGCATCGGGGCTCTGCTCGCCGAAGGGGGAGAAGCCGCCAAGGCTGAAGCGGGGCAACTGCTCGACTTCGCGACCACGATCGACGAAACCGCCAAGGCGCAGAGCTGGTGGCGACGGGCCGACAACATCCGACGGGGGTTGCTGGTCACACAGCTTTCCACAGCGGTCAGGAACTTCGAGACGCAGGTGGGACGTGTCGGACTGGACGTGTTGCAGCAAGGGCTAGACGCCGGCCTGCAACGGGTGTTCACCCCGAGCAACGCGACCGTTCACCCCGCCGACGGGTTCGCCACGCTCCTGAATATCTTCCGCCGGGGAACCAAGGCCACGACCGAGAAGATTCTCTCAGCCTTCCCGCGGGAGCACGACCGGCTGTTCGGGACCTATGCGTCCGACATCGCGAATAAGGCGAAGCAGTCCGGGGTGGTTCTGCGTGGTGCCGATGCCGCGTTCTCCAATGTGGAGCAGGCCGTGGGCGTGTTGAATACGGCGAACAAGTTCCAGGAATGGCTGGTACGGCGAGCGGTGTTCCAGACGAAACTCGACCAGATCCTCCGCACCAAGGGCCAAGACCTGACGCAGCTCATCGCGGAGAACAAGATCGGGGCGATCGACCCCGCTGCCATCAAGGCCGCCGTGGATGCGGCCCTGGAGATGACGTTTGCAAAGTCCCCACAGTACGGCGGCCCCGGGCAAAAGTTCATCAGCTTCGTGAACGCCATGCCGGGGGCCACACTCGCGATTCCGTTTCCTCGCTTCCTTGTCAACTCGCTGAAGTTCTTCGGGGACTTCTCCCCGTTCGGCTTCCTTAAACTGCTCTCTCCCGCCGAGCGAGCGGCGGTCGCATCAGGCAATATGCAGACGATCAGTCGCGCCACCCTCGGCACGGCCCTGCTGGGAGCGGCGTACCAGTTCCGCAACTCAGAATATTCTGGAGAGCGGTGGTATGAGGCGAGATTGCCCGACGGGCGCACCATCGACCTCCGCCCCTTCAATCCCTTCGCGGCCTACCTCTTCGTCGCGGATGTGGCGAAGCGGTACAAAGAGGGGAAGTTGGAGCACTTAACAGGCGGCGACATCGCTTCGGGCGTCCTGTCTGCGAACGTCCGCGCGGGAACGGGGTTGTTCATCATCGACAAGTTGCTCTCCGGCCTTACCAGGACGGGGAACGCCGAGCAGGCGCTCCGCAGTCTGAAGGAGCTGGCCGGGGAGACGGTGGGCGGCCTCCTGACCCCGCTGCAGCAAGTGACCGACGTCCTGTCGGAGTTCGACCGCTCCCTGCGCCTCATGCGGGACACGCGGAGCGAACCATTCAAGGGCCCGATCAAGGCGCGGATCCCCGGCCTCGCCCAGACGCTGCCCGAGCGCGAATCACCCACACGCGCCGCAACACCAGAGCGACAGGCCCCGATCCTCAAGCAGGCGACGGGGATTCTTTTGAACGCCCCGAAGAATCCGCTGGAGGCCGAGCTCGACCGGCTGGGGTTCACGCCGCAGGAGATCCTGCCAGGCACGGGCGATCGGGAATTGAACCGCCTCATCGCGCAGAAGATGGGGCCGATCGCCGAACGGTTTCTCGTCCCCCTCGTATCAGGCGCAAAGTATCAGGCGCTGGATGACGACGTGAAAGGCGTGGTCCTGAAGAAAGTCCTGGGCCGGATTGCGACGGCGGCTCGGCAGAGCATCCTGGCCGAGCGTCCCGACTTCGCGCTCCGCCAGCGGCTGCAGCACCTGCCGGCACGAGAACGAGCCCTCATCCAGAGCCGGATCCCCGACGTGATCCAGCGAGCGGTCGACGCGCAGCGAGGGAGCCGATGACTCCCGATCCGCAGCGGCCCTCGCCGGGGATGATCGCGACGTTCCAGTGGTCCAGGACCTCACCCGGCGCAGGCTGGACGTTGATCGCAAGTATCGCCAGGCCAGGGGTCAGCAACTGTCTCTGGCGCAAAGATTCCTGAAAGGAGATGAACATGGACGACCGGAACCTAGCGTGCCCGACCTGCGGCGAGACGCGTTTCGTCCGCGTTGAGCAGTGCAAAGTGGCCGTCACCCTCGACGGCGAGACCAGCCACACGCGCTACCCGACCGGATGGATTCTGTTCGCCTGCTCTTGTGCGACGCGGGTGCAACCCCTCATGCCTCTGGTGGAATCCACCGGCAGCGCCATCAAGACGGAGCGGACCGCCAAGGGGATTGTGGAGGGAGTAAGAATCCGCCTGGAGGCCGAGAACCGCGATCGCGAGGCGGCCCGCCAGAAGGTCGCAAGGGCCGAGACGGTCCTCCGCGCGTGGAGCGACCAGCCCGTGACCGATCGCATCTACAACAGCGGCGCCGGGTGGCGAGTGCAGGTGCCCACGCTCGACCCGCCTGTCCCCCTGGATGGTTTGGACGTGGCCGTGGTGGGCCTCTACCAGATCGCACTCGCCGAGGCAGAAACGGAAGCCGCCCGGCGCACCCACGACGACGAGATCCAGCGGTCGGTCCGTGCCGCCGCACACGCCGCTGCCATGGCCGGGCAAATCCGAGAGGACGCGGCAGTCGCCCGGCAGCGGCGACAGGACGCAAGCGAGTTGTTCTGATTCTGACCCACACACAGGAGGATGTTCCCATGCCTGAAGACGGGAGAATTTACACCGACCCGCAGACCGGGGCCACCATTTTCGACGACGGCGAGCGGCCGATGACGCTCGAGGACGACACCCCGATCACGGTTGACGGCGAGGGACGAGGCTCCGCCTTCGCAATTCCAGACGAGCCCACAGCTCCCACCCCGCAGCCGACACCCCAAGCCCCCCCGGTGGCAGCAGCACCCGTCGTCGCGCAGCCGGTCCCTGGGAGCCCCCCGCCTCCGCCGCCCGCTGGGGACCTCGTCGCCCAGCTCCAAGCGCAAGGCGTGACGAGTGCAGGGATCCATCAGCGGATCGCCAGCGCCGTCCAGGCGGCCGGTCCTGAAGAAGGGCAAGCACTTGCCTGGCTGGAGAATGCCGGAGCCATCGTGCAAGCAAGAGCCTTGGCGACGGAACTGGAAAAGCGCGAGCGCCTTCAGGACGGCCTCGCCCTCGCCAAGGAGCATCCTGAAATTTTTGGTCTGCACCGGAAGGCAGCGGCACCGGCTCCCCCGGCGGCACCTGCGAAGGCAGCGGCACCAGCAGAAACACTCAGCATCGAGGACGCCCGGTTTCTGGGCCTGGCCTGAGCGAGAGCCACGCCTGAGAGGAGAGCACGACCATGGACATCACGCCCCGAAGAAAAGAAAGCGACCCCTACGAGCAGGTCCGCAAGGATCTGGCCGCCCGAGACACGCTGAGTGCCGAGCTCCAGGGCCTTCGCCGGCAGATCGCCGAGCAGCATCTCCTCTTGGCCGTCCCCGAAGCCGAGACGAAGCTCGCCGAGTTGACGAGCAAGATCGCCACCGCCCAGGCCGAGGCCGTAGAGATCCGGGCGGCCGCCGACCGGGACGCCTCGTCCATCCGGGGGCGCGCCACCCTGGACGCCCAGGCCGCGATCGAAGCGGCGAATGGCAAGGCGGCTGAGATCGTGACCGCAGCCGAACGCCGAGGGGGCGAGATCGTGGAGGAGGCCAGGCGACAGAGAGAACGAGACCTCGAGGTCTCCAACAGTAGGATCCACAACATCGAAAGCTCAGCCATCGCCGAGATGGAGCGCGTGCAGAAAATCCACGCCGAGCAGCTTGCCTTGGAAGCGGCGTACCTGCAGCAGCGGAAGACGCTTTTGGAGAAGGCCAGATAACCATGCCCGCCGAAGTGGAAAAGGTTGTCGTCAGCGTCCCGGGCCTCTGCCTCCCGGCCCCCACCTGGAAATTCATCGGGGTGGTGTGGACGGTCCACGGCCCGGTCCAGACGTTCCTGCGGCCGGTGGCAGCCCTCCCGATGGAGCTGGTGCCAGTCGAGGGGAAGGACAAGGCGTGATGGACCGCATTCAGGCTAGGGCGATCCGGCACGGCACCGGGGAACCAACGCTTGCGGAGACCCTTTTGACGGTCCGGCAGATCGCCTGCCTGTTCCATGTCCACGTGCAAACCGCCCGGCGATACGTGGCCGCGGGCACCCTGCCAGCCATCAGGATCGGCAAGAAGTTGCTCATCCCGTCGCTGTCGGTGGAGGCATTCCTCAAGGCTCGGACGGTGCCGGTGCGAGCGTGGGCCCTCCGGAGGAAGGGGAGTCCTCATGGCCAAGCCTAACGGGAAGGGGGACCACTGGCTTGCGGGCGTGCGGCGAGCATTCATCCGGGAGGGCGCGAGCCTCAAAAAGGCGGCGCGGGTGGTGAGTGACGCCATGGACGCGCAGTACGTCGAAGTGGCGAAGCACGAGGGCGCCATCATGGACGAGCGGTCTTACGTGGACCATCAGACCCGGCTGAAGGCGGCGACCACCGTCTGCGAGATCTTCGCTCCGCGAGTTGCCGGGCGAGACGGCGAGCCCCGCTTGATGCTCAACGTCGAAGCCGGGGGGCAGGTCCAACTTCTCTATTTTGGAAACGTGATCGGCGAGGTGCCCGAGGCTCAAGGTGCGACAGCGACGGTCTCACCCGAGCCGATGTCTGCCACGGCGAAGCAGCACCTGATCCGGACCGGGCAGCTCCTCCCGGACGGGACGGCACAACCGACCGCGAAGGCGATCGACGAGGCGAAGGCGCTGCCGGAGAGCACACCCAAGGGCGAGGGGTTTTTGAAGTGAGGCGGCCTCGCGGCTTCGTATTCACGCAACGAAGTGGCTCGACAGGCCATTCCCCCCCCGGACGGCTGCCGCCTGTATTTTTGTGTTCGAAATGGCATGAGTTTGCGTCTCCCTGTACCTCTAGTGTACGAGATTGCGCCCCAGCGTCTGAAATTGCGCGTCGAAAACGGCCCAAGTCGGTTGACAACGTCCCCACATTTCCCGAACATGTTCACGAACGAACAACCGGCACACCAACGAATGAAAAGGGGGGCCGACAATGCGAGCACAGAAGAGTCGACAGCGTAAGACCGAGGGGAATCTCGCGACGAGCGTGCAAGCAATCGCCCGGGACTACGGGATTCATAAGGATTCCGTGAGGGCGCTCATCCACTCCGGGGATCTCCGCGCGATTCGCATCGGGAAACGGGGCTTCCGCATCCTGGTCGCGGACCTCGAGAAATTTCTTAAGAGCCGGCAGACCAGCTAAGGGTCAGTCAGTGAGCGGGCCCCCCCGGCCTGCCGAGGAACACGCACCAAGAATACGAGTAGAATGATGACTAGGACTCCCGACCTACAACTCGCCGCCTTCCTCGTCGCACGTGGTCATCCGTTCATCCGCACAGAGCCGAGCGGCCCCCGCAAACTCCTCTTCCTGATCGACGCCCCTGAGTCCGCAGCCCGCGCCTACTACGGGCAAGACGATCTGGTGTCCGCCAAGCGGCTTTTTGAGAGCTGGCGGTCCCTCCGAACCATCATCGACGCGGAGGGGGCACGATGACCGAGCACATCAGTCTGCCCCCGCACGGAGGGACGGATTCCGCCGAGGCGCAGGGCGCCCCGCCCGGCTTCGTGCCGATCCGTCTGGGGAAAGCGTGCTACCTGCTCCTGACCCAAGGCGAGTACCTGCAGGGCCTGCGCCGCGGCAAGTGGTGGCGCCGACGCCTGGCGCTCCACCAGCGCAGCGGGGGGCAGCGATGACCGCGCACGATTTGCTGACGGCCGCGCTGGAATACCACGCGAAGCAGTGTCCGGTGATTCCGGTGGCGTCGGATAAACGTCCCCTGACGGAGTGGGGGCGCTGGCAGCAGCAGACGCAAACCGAATCGGAAGTGCGCGCGCTGCCCTGGGAGCGCGCACACGGGATCGGCCTCTTGACGTGGCCGGGGTCGCGCCTCGTCGTCTTGGATTTCGATGGACCCCATGCGGTCGAGGCGTGGAAGCAGACCGGGATCCCACTGCCGAAGACCGCAGCGAACCGCACGAGGAGCGGCGGGCTCCACTGCATCTACGTGGTCCCGCCGGACACGCCCCAGCATCCGGGGACGAACGGCAGCGATCTGCGGCGCAAGGTCCGTCTCGTGGGCGGGGGTGATTGCGGGTGCCCGAGGGCCTGTGGCGTTGACTTGTTGGTCAATGGCTTTTTTATCGCACCGCCGACGCCAGGATACTGCGAGAACCCCGATTTTCCCTTCGAGCCGAGCCATCTTGCCACCATCCCGCAGGCGGTTCTTGGCCTGGCACGGAGCAGGGAGCACGCGACCGCGCGCACCACCGAGGCCTCGGACGGGTGGTTTGCGTCGGCCATGCTGGGGCCGGTTCCCGAAGGCCAGCGGAACGATACCGCCACCCGGCTTGCTGGCTTGCTGCTCGTCAAGGGATTGACGGCGGCGCAGACCGAGAGCCTCTTGACCCCCTGGGCCCAGGGGGTCTGTGTGCCAGCGATGGATCCCCAGGAACTCCGGGCGACGGTCCAGAGCGTGGCCCGCCGGGAGGGCACCAAGCGGCACAGCGCGGGACCTCCGGAGGGGCGATTCACGAAGGGCCTCTCCGAACTCCTCACTGCCCCGGACGAGCCCGTAGCCTATCTCATGGAACGGTTGCTCGTGGCCGCGTCGAATGGGTTCATCGGGGGCGAGCCGAAAAGCCTGAAGTCGTGGCTGGCCCTGTACCTCGCCCTCTGCCTTGCCGTAGGTGTCCCCGCCTTCGGGCGCTACTCCGTCCCGGCTCCTGTCCGCGTGCTCTATTTCCAGGAGGAGGACGGGGAGCGGCGCGTGCGGCGGCGGGTCCGCCGGCTCCTGAAAGCCATGGGCGCCGAGCCACCGAGTGACTCCGTGTTCCGCTACAGCATCAAGGCTGGGCTCCTCCTGGACGATGACCAGTGGATGGAGGCCCTCCGGGCCGAGCTGGCCGCGTACCGGCCCGCCGTGGTCTTCGCCGACGTGTTCGAGCTCATGCACTCGAAGGACAGCGACCGGCGGGCGGAACTGAAGCCGATCCTGTACCGGCTGGACCGACTCCGCGAAGAGTTTCAATGCGGCTTCGTCCTGGTGGACCACTTCAAGAAGGCCAGCTTCGGGATCTCACGCCGCGGGGGGCAACGGCTGGCCGGGACGGTCGGGAAGCACGCCTGGGGGGAATGCTCGCTGTACCTGTTCCCAGGGCAGGGGAAGAACCAGGTGCGGGTCGAGACGGAGCTGAAGGACGGACCCTCCGAGGCCTTCGGGCTGACCCTGGAGGATACCCCGGAAGGGGGCGTCGCGTTCCGGTGGGAACCGGAGGCGACGGACCGGGCGGCGGAGATGAAGGCGAAGATCCTGGAGGCGGTCGAGGGCCTGGCCTCACCAGAAGGGTGGGTGACCGCCAAGCAGGTCGCGGAGGCCGCCGGGGTCTCGGGGAATACCGCCTCGAAGTGGCTCACTGTCCTGGCTGACGAGGACGGAAAACTGGTCCGGGAGAAGCAGCAGGTGGGAAAAACCAAGGCTTTTCACTACCGATTGAGAGCGTAGAGGCACAGACGATGCTTCAGACCATGTATAACACGGGGTTAACGCTCTCAAGTGGGGAAATTGAGAGCGTTGAGATCATGGGAGCGTCGCCACGCATGTGATATCACGCTCGCAACTCAAGCATCACCCCTTTAGGGGTGAGATGATTGAGAGCGTGAGAGCGTGGCTGTGGTCGGATGGTGCCCGAAAACCGGGCAGGGGGGGGTTGGGGGTTTTTTCTGGTGGGGGACTGGAGTCCCGGAAGCAAGAAGGCCACCCCCTGCGGGGGTGGGGAGAGGGGCTGCGTATCGGAGGGACTGGATACGGAGTCCCACGAAACGCCGAGGCCCGGCCGAGGGGGGTACCCCCCGGGGTGCCTATGCCCTGTGCCGACCACGATCAGGGTGCGATATCCACGGGTCGAACCGGCTCACCAACCTGAGCCGCTTGAACCGCAACTCACAGGTGGAGCAGATACGATGACTGGCCTCACGGCTGAGGAAGAGGACGTGGCACCGGATGCAGGCGCGGTGAGCCTCGGCACGTCGCCGAACCCGCCCGGTGCGGGTGACATGGATCGGAGCGATCAACGTGTCCATGACCGACGCGACCCTATCTCAACGCCCGGCCTCCGTCAATACCCGGAATACCGGGGCGATCGCCTCTGCGATCACTGCGAGAGCGAGACACCCCTCCAGGCGGGGGAGGACTTCGGCATGTGCTCCCGGTGCTGGCCGTTGATCCGGGCCGAGGTGTACGAGGACAAGAAGGCAGCCTAGTGCACGTCATCGAGGCGGTGCATATCACCACTCCCCTGGATCCGTTCCTCTCCCTCAAAGGGCTGGCCGGGTACTCGGGGATGAGTGTCCGCAAGCTGCGCGACTGCCTGACGCGCCCCGTCTCACCCCTCCCCTGCTACAAGGTTGACGGCAAGATCCTGGTCCGCCGCTCCGACTTCGACGCCTGGATGCAGCACTTCAAGCATACCCCTGCCCTGGACCGCCTGGTGGATGAGGTGGTTTCAGAATTCCGCCGGTAGCCCGCACTTTGCCCTTGACAAGCACCCGCACACGCACTAACGTATCAACGTAGCTTGGAAAGGAGGACCAAATGCCCAAGAAGCGTGAGGAGGTGCGGATGGTGCGGCTGAGCATCACCGTGGACGAGGGGACGTGGCGGAAGCTCCGGGACGCGGCAGAGCAGGAGCGGGAAGGCCGCGCGAGCATCAACGCCTTGATCCAGCGGCTCATCGCGGAATATCTGGCGCGGAAGGAAAGGAGATAGTCATGCCTGAAAGCGCGAAACGGTACAGAGCGAGGCTGGCACAGCAGATATACGTCCGCTCTGGGGTTCTAGCCGCTATCACAGAGAGCAAAAGGCTTCCGATTGCCAGGGAACATGAAGCGGCGAGGAAGGCATTGATTCGGGAGTTGGAGACGATTTACAGACAGGCTATGGCTCTGCGCCAGCGGGCCAACAAAGCTGCCCAGGCGCTAGGGGGCCTGCCGCTGAATCAGACCTGGATGCCCGACAGGGCCCGGAGGGGGGGGGAGTAGTCATGGGATGCACGGTGCGGGAGAAAGACGGGGCCTGGTGGGTGTTCATCTGCCACCAGGGGAAGCGGAAGGCCAAGCGGATCGGCACCGGGGACGCCGCCAAGAAGGCGGCCAAGGCCGTCGCCGCGAAGATCGGGGCCCGGCTCGCCCTGGGGGATGTCGGGATCCTCGAGACCGCCGAGACCCCCGTGGCCGTGCCCACGTTCGCCGACGTCGCGGGCCAGTGGGAGCAGGTCAACTCGCCGGCGTGGAAGCAGGGGACGCGCATCACCTATGGCAACGCCCTGCGCCTGCACCTGCTCTCCACCCTCGGACCGCTTCCCATCACCCGGGTCACACCTGATCAGGTGGAACGCTGGTGGACCGCCATCCGCGGCAAGGGGTTCTCCAAGAAGCACCTGGCCATCCTGCGGGCGATCCTGCGAGGGATCTGCCGGCGGGCGGTGAGCCTGGGCTTGCTCGCGATCAACCCGGTCGAACGGATCGAGGGACGGCTTGGACGGCAGGAGACCGAGATTCGGCAGGCCGACTACCTCACCCAGGAGGATCTGCGAAAGCTCCTCGGGGCGGCCGAGCGGGTCTGCCCCAGGGAGTACCCCATCATCCTGGCCATGGCGACGTGTGGCCTGCGGATCGGCGAGGCGGTCGCATTGCAGGCCGGGGACTTGGACGGGCCCGGGCTCCAGGTCCACATCCGCCGGACAGCCCGGCGTGGCTACGTGAGTAGCCCCAAGAGCGGCAAGGCGGGGACGGTGGACGTCCCGACCAGCACCATGGCGGTCCTGGCGAACGTCCGGGAGATCCGGCAGGTCGAAGCGGCGGTGCAGGGCACCGAGGCCCGCTGGCTGTTCCCGGGGGACACGGCAGATATGCCCATCACCCCGGAGATGGTCGGAAAGGCGCTCAGGAAGGCACTGACCGCGGCAGGGGTCCGGAAGATCCGCCCCCATGACCTCCGGCACGGGTATGCGACCTTGGCCATCATGGCTGGGGTGCCGCTCCTGACCGTGAGCCGACAACTCCGCCACGCCTCCATCAGCACCACGGCGGACCTGTACACCCATGCGGTCCCGGGGAGCAACAAGGCGGCTGCCGAGGCCTTGGAAGCTGTGTTGACGAGCAACCATCCGCAACCCCCGCGCAACCTCACGCCCTAACCCCCTGATTTTCCTGGCCGGTTGTCAAGTCTTTTTTGCCCCCCGGGGGGTGCCAGATTTCAAGGAAGCCCATACCCGGTCCACTTGGTCCTCGGCAGCCGCCAGGTCCCCCCCATTGTCGATGACAAAATCGGCCTGGGCCGCCTTGACCTCCGTTGGCCACTGGGACTCCAGCCGCTGCCGCGCCTCCGCCACCGTCAGCCCCCGGCTGCGCACCAGCCGGTCCACTTGAGCTTCCTCGGGGGCGGTGACCACCACGAGGGTGTCGTACCGGCCCCGCTGGCCCGTCTCCAGAATCAGGGCGGCGTCCACGACACACACCCCGTGTCCAGAGGCCTCGGCGGCGCGAACCGCTTGCTGACACGCCTCGCGGATCGCCGGATGCAGGATGGACTCCAGGCGCCTCCGGGCGTCCGGGTCGGCGAAGACCCGGCCCCCCAGGCGCCGACGGTCGATCCGTCCCTGGGCGTCCAGGATCGCGACTCCGAAGGTCTCCACGATACGGTGGTAGCAGGGCTGGCCTGGCTCCTGAAGGGTATGCGCGATCCGGTCCGCGTCCACCACGGCCGCACCCCTTGCCGCGAACATCGCGGCAAGGGTGGACTTGCCGGTCGCGATCCCCCCGGTCAGGCCAACCACCAGCATGGACTGCCCCCAATGTAAAACTGACAACGGACAACTGACAACCGGTCAACTCCAATTGAAAACTGACAACCGACATCTGACAACCGGCCATTTCTCCTCCTCCGACTTGACCGGTTGTCGGTTGTCGGTTTGCTATTTGAAAAGGCCCCCCAGGGGACCGGTTTTCGGTTGTCAGTTTGAAATTTTAAATTGGCCCTGGCCAAGCTGTTGGGCGAGCCGGGAGAACTCCAGCTCGCGACACAGCGCGAGCAGCGCGGGGATGTCGGGAGCCTTCCTGGCAAGGTCGCCCGTTGCCCAAGGCACGGCCAGGTCCGTCCGGAGGCTGGCCAGCCGCTTGCTCAGACGGGCTTGCCCCGCGTGCGTTCGCAGGGCGTCCCGCAGCTTCGGCCTGGGCACCTCGGAGGCCCGATCCAGAACCTCCTCCAGCGTCCCGAAACGCTGCAGCAGGTCCCGGGCGGTTTTCTCGCCCACCCCGGGCACACCTGGAATGTTGTCGATGCTGTCCCCCATGAGAGCCAGAAAATCCGGGATCCGCTCGGGGGGGATCCCATACCGCTCCCGCACCTCCGCGGGACCCCAGATTCGCTCCTTCATTGTGTCCCGGACGGAGACGCGCTCGCCCACCACCTGGAAGAGGTCCTTGTCGCCGGTGATCAAAATCACCGTATACCCTTCAGCGGCGGATTGGACGGCCACGGCCCCCAGGATGTCATCCGCCTCTTCCCCGGCGAGCATGAGGATCGGGATGTGCATGGCCTCCAGCACCCGGTGGACGTAGGGGATCTGTTGGACCATGGCGTCGGGCATCTCGGGGCGCTGTGCCTTGTAGGCGGCGAACTCCTGGTGACGTCTCGTCGGGCCGGGCCCATCCAGGGCCACGGCCACGGCGTCCGGCTCCTCCTCGCGGAGGAGCTTGAGGAGCATGGTGGTGAATCCTAGCACCGCGTGCGTCGGGGTCCCACGGGAATTGCTCAGCGGGGGCAGCGCGAAGAACGCTCGATAGAGGGATGAACTTCCGTCCACCAAGATCAGTCGCCGCGGTTCGGCCATGCTGGCCTCTCATGCAATGCAAAACTGACAACGGACAACGGACCAAGTCCAATGTAAAACCGACAACTGACAACTGACAACCGGTCATTTCCGGTCATTGATCGGTTCTCGGTTGTCAGTTTGAAATTTCAAATTGCCCCCCTGGGACCCGGTTATCCGTTGTCAGTTTTCCATTTGAAATTGCCTGAGGTTGCCGCTTACGGCGACAGTGGTACGCGGACGCGCACCGTGGTCCCCTGTCCCCCGCCGCTCCGCAAGGTGAGCTGCCCGCCGTGCGCCTCCAGGATGGAGCGAGCCAGGGCCAGACCCAGCCCCAGGCCCCCGGCCGGTCGGGTCGCACTCATGTCCCCCTGGGTGAATGGCTGCAGCAGGCGGGTCGTCCCCTCGGCCGGGAGGTCGCCCAGCGTGTTGGTGATGGCCACCTCCACCGATGAGCCGTCCTCCTTCGCCTCCACCACGACCTGCCCGCCGGGCTCGTTGAACTTGATGGCGTTCTCCAGGAGATTGAAGAAGACCAGGCGAAGCCGATCCCCATCCGCCAGGATGGTCGGCAGCCCGTGGGCCATCTTCCACCGGAGCTGTACACCCCGATCCTCGCAGTCCGGGCCCAAGTCGGCGGCCGCTCGCCGGAGCACGTCCTCCAGGCTCACCGGCGCCCGCTCCCGGGTAACCTGCCCGCGGTCGGACTCGACGAAAGCCAGGATGTTGGCGATCAGCCGGCCCAACCGGACGCCGCTGCCCCGGACGACCGACAGGCTGTCCCGCTGCTGATCCGACAGCGAGCCGAATTGGCCTGTCAGCAGGAG